GGGTGATATTGTGACGGTATCATTCTCCTTGAATGGTTCACGCTCAGAGAAAGATGGGCAAGTCAGATACTTCACTAACGTTCAAGGTTATAAAATCGAGAAATATCAATCTCGTTATAATCATCAACAGGGCGGAAATCAGACCGCACAAGCGGCTAACGGAAATCAGCCAACACCTACACAAGGGGCATGCCAAAGCGCACAACAAGCAGCTATGGAGTCTGCAAGAAATGCAGCAGCACCACCTGCACCTAATTTTCCTCCCGCAGTAGATGAGAACGGAAACCCTATTCAAGGTAATAATGATGATTTACCATTTTAAAACTTAGACTATGGCACTCTATAATTTGAAGAACGTTTACGATAGGAAGAAGTTCAAGGAAGCCTGCAATCAGATGGTTCTGAAGAACGAATACGTTGAATTGAAAAAAAAGAATACTCAACGTTCTTTAGCTCAAAACAGCTATCTACATTGTCTGTTAGGTTACTTTGCTTCCGAATTTGGTTACACTCTCGAAGAAGTCAAGTTTGATATTTTCAAAAAGATTTGCAACCGAGATATATTCGAGAGAAAGCGACTTAACAGAAGAGGACAGGTGGTTACCTACATCAGAAGTAGTACAGAACTCGATAAGGCAGAAATGACAACTGCAATAGAAAGGTTCAGAAATTATAGTAGTGCTCAGTGTGGGCTTTACCTACCTACACCTCATGAAGGTGAAATGTTATTTTTTGCTCAACAACAGATTGAGCAGTGTAAAGAATTTGTATAATTTAAAACAGAAAATATTATGTTAGCAGATTTGGATGGTCACAGACCAGAGAAGATTGAGTTTTGTTTGACCGAAGCTCAGAAAGAAATGTTCAAGGACGTGTTGGTACTTTGCGAAGGTGCAAAGAGTGCAGATGAACCTATCAAGGTTCTGCATGACAAGTTCAATGCTCTCTTCCCAGACAATGAAGTTGTTGACCGCAAGTATGATGATTTCGAGATTCACGCTATCCGTGAAGAGTACTGCATCAAGCAGGAGAATGATGTGCCAAAGCGCAAGGAAGAGTTGGAAACCGTTCTTGCTCAGATCAAGACGATGAAGAAGAATGCCGAAGAAGCATACGCATCAGCACTTCTTGAAGTCAGTGATTTGGCAGAAAGAGTTAAGAATGGCATCACGGATTTCCGTTTACCTTCTACTAAGACCGCTCGTATTGCTCTCAATGGTCATTACCTCTTCTTTGCTTGGGTAGATGATAAGTTCCAGCTTTGCAAGGTTGAGAAAATTCCAGATTGGGATAGAAGCGGCTTATGGAGCCAGGAAGATGTCAATCAACAGGCTATGAAGGAAGTTTTCGGCATCGAGTTCCCCGAAGTAGAAAAGCCAAAAACAAAGGCTGAGGAGCAGACTGATGATAATGACCTTCCTTTCGGTGATGATGATGAGAATGGTAATGATGAAGACGAGTAATCATGTACACACTCAGACCATATCAGAAACAAGCAAGTGATGCTGCCGTCAGAGCGTTCACAGGCAAGACTAAGAAGAATGGACTTCTTATCTTGCCTACGGGCGCAGGCAAGTCGCTTGTAATCGCAGATATTGCAAGTAAGCTGGATAGTCCGCTACTCATCTTTTGTCCGTCAAAGGAAATTCTAGAGCAAAACTTCGCTAAACTGCAAAGCTATGGTGTTTTTGATTGTGGAGTATATTCCGCTTCTGTTGGTTGCAAGGATATAAACAGAATAACTTTTGCTACCATCGGAAGCGTTATGAACCACATGAAAGACTTTCAGCACTTCAAGTACGTAATGGTTGACGAATGCCATCTTTGTAATGCGAAAGGTGGACAATACAAAACCTTCTTCGAAGCCGCGGATAGACAGGTTATCGGCTTAACAGCAACACCATATCGACTAGGAAGGGGACTTAATGGCAACTCGATGTTAAAGTTCATTACGAGAACTAGACCAAGAATATTCGATGAGGTCCTGTACTATTGTCAGATTTCAGAATTGCTTGCAAAAGGTTATCTTGCCGATTTGAGATACTTCGATTGCACTCAGCTAGATATGTCTAATGTGCATACCAACTCAACAGGAAACGACTTTGATGAAAACTCCCTAAAGTTGGAATATGAACGAAGCGGATTCTATGATCAGCTTACTTCCACTACCCTACGTGTATTGAAGCCAAAGAATAAAATACCGAGAAAAGGAGTTTTGGTCTTCACTCGATTCACGGAAGAAGCGGAAAGATTGACAGATAAACTGCAACAGAAAGGTATTAATTCTGCAATCGTTACAGGCGAGACTCCAAAGAAAGAACGTGAAGCTATCTTGGAGAAGTTCAAGGATGGCACCATAAAGGTTGTCTCTAATGTCGGAGTTCTCACCACAGGATTTGATTATCCCGCACTTGACACGGTTATCTTGGCAAGACCAACGAAGTCTTTGAGTCTCTACTATCAGATGGTGGGACGAGCTATCAGACCTTTCAAGGATAAAGACGGATGGATAATCGACCTTGGCGGTAGTTTCCGTTCCTTCGGAAAAGTCTCTGATTTAAGAATAGACCTAGAGGTGCAAGGTTCATCAAGATGGTGTATCAAGTCTTTAGGCAAACAATTGACTAACGTAAGTTTTTAAATTATGAAAATTGAAGCAAAACAGATTAATGAGTGGGTTAAAAAAGCCTACGATAATGCTGTCAAACATGGATGGCATGAAGAAGAAAAGTCTAATGCGCATTGGTTGATGATGGTCTGCACAGAAGTAGCAGAAGCCGTACAAGCTGACCGCAAAGGAAACTATATGGACGACCTTGACAAAGAAGGTCTTAAAACCGTACTTGCCAACGACCATGGTGGCAGTTTGTTCAACAAATACTACTCTAATACCATCGAGGGGAAAGTAGAAAGCGAATTGGCAGATATTTGTATTCGTGTCTTTGATTTAATGGGAGTTTGTGGTGTTGTGGCAAAGGACGGATTTTCCACATTTGACTCTGAGGTTAAGTGTGCTAAACAGCATAGCTTTACTGAGGACGCTATGGTTGTTACTAGAACTATTGTTTCGTGCAACCTTAACTCATCTATAAGTATAAAGGCAGAAATGTTCTGTGTCTTATATACAAGTATTCTTTCCTCCGTATTTGAATGGGCAGAAGCACTTGAAATCGACCTCGTTCAGCACATCAACTTGAAGATGCGTTATAACGAAAGCAGAGAATACCATCACGGAAATAAGCTGTATTAAAGAGTCCTATGGTTATGAATAAATACTATTTCAACCGCAAGCCAAAAGCGGCTCAAGCCGAAAAAAAAGAGGTAAAAAAGAATACTTCTAAGAGCAAACCTAACTTGGTTAAAAAGCTCGATCGAATATTCTCTCTTTATATCCGTTTGCGTGATGTTATGGCTAATGGTTATGTTCGGTGTATATCCTGCGGGCAGATAAAGAGCTTTGAAGATGTGGACTGCGGTCACTTCCATAGTCGCCGCCACATGGCAACTAGATTCAATGAAGATAACTGCCATGCTGAATGTAAATTTTGCAATCGTTTCTCTGCGGACCACCTCATAGGCTACCAACGCAACCTCATTCAAAAAATAGGGCAGCAAAGATTTGATTTACTAAACGTGAAGGCGCATTCTACATGTCACTTCACTAATAGTGAACTAGAAGATATGATTGTTCACTATACGGCTGAGGTTAAGAAACTTAGCAGTCTCAAAGGTATCAAAGTTAATATTTGATAATATTTGCGGCAATATTATTTAATCAATAAATAATTTATTATCTTTGCACCGAAGAAATTAAATCTCTGAAACGTGGAACTTTCGGATAAAAAATATTCAGACCTCAATTAGTATTGTTTGGGTTCCACCTGCGTAAGCAGCTAAACAAGAAAGTTGAGGTTTTATTGTACAACTATGGCAGATTGGATAAGACTTCCTCGCAGCATCTTTGATTGGGATTGGTTCGACAAACCCGAAATGCTTTCTCTCTTTCTTTATTTGCTAAACAATGCAAAAGAGACAGAAGTAAAGCATGATGGGATAGTCGAGCATAGAGGACAGTTTTTGACTAGTCTTGGAAAACTCAGCACTACTATAGGTGCAGGAAAACAAGTAGTTAGAACCTGTTTGTCAAAGCTAGTAAAAATGCAGCTAATAGAAGTGAGTACGGAAAGGTTATACTCCATCATCACAATCTGCAATTATGACAACTATTTAGCTGATAAAGCTGATAAGCCTAAAAATGAGCCAAAGGAAAAAGAAAATGTTAAACCTGCAGAAGAAGCACATAAGGAAGATAAGCCTAAGAAAACGAAAGAGGAGATTGCGGCAGCAACCGAAAAACGAAAGAAGAAATTCGGTCAAGAGTTAGTTCCTTATGTCGCGACTTATGGTAAGGATATGATCAGAAAATTCTATGACTATTGGTCAGAGACTAATAAATCCAAAACAAGGATGAGGTGTGAGACTGAGAAAACATGGGATTTAAATCTAAGGCTACAAAATTGGGCAAGACGAAATAAAGACTTCGGAAC